GGGATATTAAAATCACCTGCTACAAAACTACCAAAGCCGCTACACAGCATGTTGGAAGTCATTTCCGCGACAAAATATCAAGATCAGTTACATATGATATCCCGGATACAGATTTTACGATGTGTTTTGTTACCTCAGGTGGAGTTTTTGGTGATGTTCGCCATTTCCTCCCTGAATCGACTGAACTACCAGCAGTTGCTGCTTTACTCCTAACTCGAGAAGTACTAAATTCTACCATATCTATGATTAAAACAAAGTACAGAGGAACAGGAATGATAAGACACACTGGTATGCAATTTGTCGGAGGCTTGTACAAAGTGCCACAAGGTACAAAAGGTGGTATGTGTATGTCCCCATTGCTTAGTGACGGAAAAGGATCTACAATTCTCGGTTTCCACTTAGGTGGTAAAGGAGATATTGGTGGATGTGGTGTTCTCACACAGGCACAGGTGAATTCGGCAATCCAAGCTCTTGCCAAAATTGACAGTGTAGTTCTCACCGCCTCATGTGGTGAACTCACTGATCAAATGGGTGATTTTCCCACAGAAACATTTGGGAAACCCATTTTGCAGGACCAAAATATTCACGCTAAAAGCGCCACCAGATTTTTACCTGAAGGTGCTAGTTGTGAGATATATGGTTCAACCACTGGCAGAGCTACGCCCCATAGCAATGTATGTCCTACTATTATATCAGATTTGATCCAAAAACATTTCGGAGTCCCACAAAAATGGGGTCCTCCAAAGATGAAAGGACCAGGACGCTATCCCTATCAAGCTACATTAGAACATGCCGCTGTCCCAAGTGAACCTTTGGGCAGCATTTTAGTCAAGGCGACCAAATGTATGAAGAATACTACAACGAAAATTAAAGAAAAATTACCCGATCTTTTTGACGTTGGTCCTCTTACGCGTGTGCAGACAGTTAGTGGTATAATTGGCAAGAAATTTATTGATGCCATGAATTTCACTACCTCTCCAGGTTTTCCACTGTCAGGGTCAAAATCATCATTGTTGATTGCATTAGATCCTGCGAATTATCCCGAGTGTGGATTGCCCAGAACATTTGTTCCCGAAGTTTGGACGGAATTCGACAAGGCTATAGAAGTCTTAAAGAAAGATGAACGTCCATATTTCATTTGGAAAGCGTGTCTGAAAGATGAAGCTACAAAATTGACTAAGGATAAGGTACGTGTGTTTCAAAGTGCCCCACTGGTCCTACAGTTGATTGTAAGGATGTACTTTTTGCCAATTGTCAGAATTATCCAAATGAACCCTATTGCTTTTGAATGTGCAGTTGGCGTCAATGCAGAAGGGTTAGACTGGGAAGAGTTGTGGCAAAGTGCTATGAAGAAAGGCAAGAAAAGAGTGTTGGCTGGTGACTATAGTAAGTATGATGTCAGAATGCCGGCACAAGTTACAATAGCTGCCTTCGATGTCCTCATTGATATCGCTGAAAAATGCTCTGGATACAGCGAGGAAGACATTAAAATCATGAGGAATGTAGTTAGTGAAATCGTCTATCCAGTTGAAGCTTATAATGGGGATTTGATCCAACTTTTTGGAACTAACCCATCAGGTCAAAACTTAACAGTAATTATTAACTCCATAGTTAATTCGCTCCTATTGAGATGTGCGTTTTATACTATGTATCCTGATAAGGATTTCAAGAGTGAGTGTTCTTTTATTACATATGGGGACGATGTCATTGGCACAGTGAGTGAGAATTGTCCGTTATTCAATCACATTTCCTATGCAGAGTACTTGGCCCAACATGATATGAAATTCACAATGCCTGATAAAGAGTCGACACCTACAGAATATATGGAAGAGAAAGATGTAGATTTCTTGAAGAGAAAGTGTGTTTTCAATCCTGACTTGGGTAGACATGTTGGTCTGTTATCAGAAGAATCTATTTTCAAAAGACTACATGCACATTTGCTCTCGAAGGAATTGACACTCGCAGAGCATGCAGCAACAAATATTGATAGTTCCCTACATGACTGGTTTTATTATGGTCGTGATACGTTTGAGGACAGCAAATCGAAGTTGGAAAATGTTGCTAAGGAGGCAGGTATATTTGAGTACTGTCTCGGTTTTGACAAAACATACGATATGCGCGTCAATAATTGGAGACATAAGTATCTCGGAGAGCCAATTGAGGAG